GAATACAACAAAGGTTCCACTCAGTATGTGAGCAGAACCTTGAAGAGAGCTGATAATATTAGACTATTTCAGTAATCAACCGTCAGCGAGTTTTTGGAAGTAAGAGAGAGTATCATCATCCTCATCATCTGAACTTGAGTTGGACAGAGAACTCAGTTTCTGACTTAGTTCCTCAGGAAGTTCAGACTCTTGGGAGCGGTTGAAGTTTGGTTTGAAAGAAGACTCTTCACCACGACTCTCGCGACGGAACTGGTCTTCCTGCTCAACGGTTTCTCGGTCTTGGAAACGAGGAGTACCTTTGTTACCTAGAACATAGTCAAGACGAGTCTTCAGTTCATCATAGGTCTTGAACTGGTCAGGAGCAGTCACAGCAGTCAGAGAATACTCTTTCTTCCATAATGCCTCAAGAGCATCATCATCATCCAGTAGAGCACCAGGACGATCAAACTCAGAAGAGTCATAGTTCCAGTAACCTGCAACCTTCTTCAGTTTCAGTTTGAAGTTTGCACCACCCCAGAAATCAAATGGGTTGATTGCTTCTTCATCTTCAAACTCAGGTTGCATTGCTTCCATGATCTTATCAAAGATCTTCTTACCAAACTTATAGAGGAAGACTTTACCTTCGTTCTGTGGGTTTGCTTTGTCTTGAACAACGTAGATATTAGCGTAATAAGACAGTTTACGCTTTTGCTTACGCACGATTTCTTTGTTTGCCTCAGTTCCAGTGTTCCAGAGTTCACGGTTGTACTCGGACACGGGATCCTTACCACCACTAGTGGTTAGAGAGTTCTCAATGTACCAACCACCAGGACCTTGGAAGGCGTGAGAGTATATCTTTGCCCAAGGGAGGTCTTCACCGTCTGGAGCAGGCAGGAAGCGGAGAACGGCGTAACCATTGCCGGTCTTATCCATTTCCGGTTTCCATAGACGCTCATCAGCGCCGGAGGAAGTAGTACTCATCTTCTCAACTTCTTTTACCAGTTTAGAGGTAAGAGAACCAAGAGATGATTGCTTTTTAAGATTTGCGAAAGACATAGGATTTATTGGATTAGTTTGGATTTGGCTTTTGTGTACCTCGTTAGTATATCAGTCGGAGGATGTGGTGTCAATCTCTTTACGCATGACCTCTATGACACTTTTCATATTGGACAGAATAACGTTCACATCAACATCTTTTGGCATACCCAAGTGAATGGCAGAATCAACAATGGTTTTCCGCATCTCAATTGCCTCGGAATCATCAGAAAGACTCAAACGAGTATATAAGATTCTCTGCTTATCCAAAAGTCTCTCAAGGAGATTAATATGATCTATTTTTTCCTCATGAGTCATTGATGGGAACTTAAAAACATTTACATAAACTTCTTCTTGAAGTTCTGTGATTTCTGCTATTTCAGCACGAACAACTGCTGATTCAAAAAAACTCATTTTACCCCCAACAACTCTTTTAAAATATAAGTATAACGTTGTACATCAATATTTAGGAAAGATTTATACTTTTTAACTTTCATAGAAACTAAGTCCCAGACTGGATCGTCTAGTTTTTCATCATATACTTTTGTGAAATCTAGAATACTATCCATAATTACAAATGTCTCTAAAGAAACACTTGATTTTAAGTATTCTTTCACAATTTGTGGATGACTTCCTGGATTTAAGAAAAACATCTTATCAAAGTTTTTCGCATCAAAAGTTGACTCAACCTCCTCCTTAAAAGTATAAGAAAGTGATTGAATCTTCTTTTTCCACGAAGAATAATTTTTATCTCCATTGCGTATTAGATCTCCAATCCACAATCTCTCAGGATCATCACAGGAGACAAAATTAGCAACAAAGAAATCTTGAATCTCACGATTTGGTTTTTGGCGTGAAAGTTTTTCAAACCAATATCGGTCTTTTCTCTTATAAAAAGATTGCAGTGATGCACGACTCTTACCACAATACTTGTGATAATCATACTTATCCTTACTGAAGTGCTGCTTCATTGACAGATAAGTCTTATAACATTCAAACGGTGACATTATAAAAAAGTAATACGCGAGAAAATTTTTGGGAGAAATTTTTGGACCTTTTTTGGATCAAATGGGCAATTTTGCCCTAGATGATCTCTTCAAGTAGTTAAGTTTCAATGCTTCACCACGAATCTTTTCTTTGAGTGGTTTTGAAATAAGTTTTGGTACTGACTCTAGATCTAAATTGTTATGATCACAGAAGTAAACGATAGCATCAATGTACGACATTTTAGTCTCACCATGCACCAACTTTTCAATCTCTTGAGCAAATCTAGACGGACAGTAAAACTTATCGTCTAGTGCTTTCTTAAGTTCCTTTTCCATAGGCTTCCAATTTGTGTTCCACAAACTCTCTAATGTACTGTACGAGCAACTTAATGTATTTGCTTTTATCATATTCTTCATAGACTTCACATTCTCCATTTTCACATGCCATTAAGATGACGAATTTTTTAACTTTGATACCAGTAAGTTCATATAACATGCAAGCATATGCTGCACATTGAATGAAATAACCATCAATCCACTCTCTTGGTTTTGGTTTTTTTGATGTTTTGAAATCAATGACGGCAAGTTCACCATTGTATTCAGCAATACAGTCAACTGTTCCCGCTACACCTAGTTGTTTACTATATAAAGATTGTTCAAGTGCATGAATGTTATCAATTCTATTGATCTCATCCTTTGCCATAAGAAACAAAAACTCAGAGAGTGGTTGTACTAGTCCAGTTTTAAAGTCTATATTGTTAAGATGATTTTCAGTCAACGTATGAAAGTCTGTTCCACGACTAGTTGCTTTTCTAGTAATTGAATTTGCCTTTGCCTCACCAACTCGTTTTCTCCACTTGGCAAAGAAATCTTTGTTGTGGTGGCTGATAACAGAGGTAATGGATACTAACTTGAAAATTTCACTACTATCTGGATCTGGAACTTTGTAATAACGAACACCATCAATAGTTTCTCTATCAAGAAAAGGGATTTCACAATCTACATGATTAAATTTCATACTTAAACCGTTTCACTTTTTGCTAATAGGTATTCTTTTACGATTCCTGATCTAATAATATCATTAAGACCAAACTCGATTATATCAAATGATGACATTTTACGCAAGATCTTGAGAAAATCTACAATGCCATTTCTTTCATTGGTTTTTACTAAGTCAGACTGTGAACCATCACCACAGAACATAATCTTACAATTCTCACCAACACGGGTAATAATAGAGTCAAGTTCATGAAAATTTAGGTTTTGGAATTCGTCAACAATAATAATTGAGTTATCAATAGTAGTTCCACGGAGAAAAGAAGTGCTCCAAAACTTAATAGTCTCTTGAGTTTTAAGATTGCCATACAGCATCTCAAAATCCGCATCAGATGACATCTCAAACATATACTTTACCATATTCTTATATGGGATTTGATAAAGTGATGACTTATCATCATGATCTCCGGGTAGAAATCCAATCTCCCTTGTGGAGACTAGAGACCTAACAAGATAAACTCTTTCATATGGGAGATTTTCATTCATCACATCCTTAATAGCATTGTAAAGTGTAATGAATGTTTTACCTGTACCAGCAGCACCATAAGAAACAATATTTTGCCCCTTTCCATAAGCATCAAATAAATTTTTTTGATTCTCAGTAAGAGGTTCAATATCAATCAAGAGATTAGAATTAATTGGTTTCTTTCTCTTCATTTGTTTTGCTGTTAGTCCAACTCCAATATTCTCATTGGAGGAACTTCTCTTCCTTCTTGCCATAGAAATTACCCAATCTTTTTGACTCTTGAACCAGGTGCCTTAGATGCTTTATGAAGCACCTCGTTCCATCCAGGATTTCTTGCGATGAGTTTATCTTTCCACTCACCAACTTCACCAACTCCAGGAGAATTATCGGGGGTAAAGTATCTGTACCAGTCAGGATTATCCTTACACCACTGGTCCCAATCATGAACACTCATTTTCACTTCTTTAATTTCGCCAGTCTCTTTATGTTTAATAGGGTACGTTGCCATTATTCCTCATTATATATTTTTTATTTATCGGTCCAGTCAAGGGCCAGTGCGACGGTAGGGAATTGCTCAATAAAGATATCTTTACATGCATTAGCAACGTCCATATGCTCCTTCTGAGTGCCGTTAGAAGACCTCAGAGTTATGTAATGTATCCATGAACGACATGAGCCTGTCATGTAGATTCTGGTGGGCACACAGAGGGGAAGCACATTTCTTGCACACTCTTTAGCGACACCACTATCAAGCATTTGTTTATACAAAGCCATAGAAGAATCAAATAAAGTTTGCATTTGCATTTCAAGTTTTTGAACTGTAAATGGATCAAGATCATCAATACTATTCTGACGATTCTTCTTGTCCTGTCGTCTCAACTCAGGAATAGGAATAGAATTACCAAACCCTAACAGAGATGAGTCAGCATACCGTTGAGAAAACTCTTGATATGTAAATGAACGGTGCCTCAGAATTTGAGCTGCGATTGCTCTGGTAGTCTCAATTTCCAGAGTCATATATGATTGTTCAAACACAGACCAATGCTGATGATTGACGCAATACTTCAAGAGACCTTCAAAACTAGGGTTGTCTTGATTGTTTGGGTTAGACACACGAGCAACGTATGCCATATTCTCCTCAGGATTGGGAGTGCATTGTACAAATCTTACTGTCATTCTACTAAATCATGTTCTCGGGTTTCTTTGATTCTTTTTTTTTCTTTTTAAGAGATAGTTTAGCACTTTTTTCCATTAAGAGAAGATACAATAGTTCATCTTCTGTATAGTGGTCCGGGTGCATTTTTGCATCTTTTCTAGCTTTCTTTGCTGTCTTTATGGTATCTTTGAAGCGCATAGTCTTCAGATTTTGGATTTAAGTATTTATCAAGTTTGCTAGAAATCGTATCAAACCTGTTCATCAACTCATAAAGTTCATTGGATGTCTCAACATTTTCTCTCTCAAGAAATGCAACTCTTTTAGGAATGAGAAAAAAATTCTTTAAACGTTTAATCATCAACAAGTCTTTCCAAAGAATCACTAATGTACATTCTAAATTGATAATCAATATTTGTACAGTCTTTGTTTCCTTGACTTACCCAAATATCACAAAACTCATAAACATATCTGCAATAATCATTCAAGTAGAATTTTAAAGCACGAAAACATTCTGCCCTCAACTCCATCCGCTCATCAGAATACCTCCAATCATTTTCGGTGGTTGAGGTTTTTTCGTAAAGAGATTCTTTGTTAATCATAGTCTCCATCTTCGTCATTTATTTCAGCATATGTGGGTATTTTATTTGAATGTTGTTCATCAGTTGTCCACGAACTAATATCCGAATACACTTCAGATTCTAGCAAATCTACTATTGATTTCAACTGTTGAACAATTTCTTTTAATG